ATGAATCAAAAAGAAATTGAAGAGATGATTCGATACGAGATTGATCTTCATCGAGATACGGCAACTCAAAAAAGACGAGAAGCAAATAAAGTAGCCGCTACCAATGAAGAATATCAATTGATGGTGGAGGCAAGCAGAGAATTAGATTTTGTAAATTTATTGCAAAATTTATTAATTAAAATTCTTTGCAAAGGAAACGCGGAGTAAAAATTAAAGGGGCACATTCGGGGAGAAGGAGAAGAGGCGGTGCCGCTTTGCTTCTCCCCGAATCCTTAAATCTGATGGAAGCAAAAAAAGAAATAACTCAATTCCGAAACTCTACGGATTTGAAGATCATGTTGGCTGACCAATACATGACGCAAATCAAGAATTATTTCGGAAACGAAAAGAAGGCGCTGCGGTTTTTAAGCAGTGTAATTGCCGACGCGCAAAGGAACCCGAAATTGATGGAATGTACGCCGGTGAGTGTCATTAACAGCTACATGACGATGGCGCAGTTGGAGTTTATGCCCAGCGGCGTATCCGGGGAGGCATACGTTTTGCCCTACAAAAAAAGTAAAAAGGTTGGCAGCCAATGGGTGGAAGTGATGGAGGCGCAGTTCCAACTGGGATATCAGGGAATGGTGACGCTATTTTACCGGGCCGGCGCTAAGGATATTGTGGCCGAAATCGTCCGGGAAAAAGACAAATTTACGTATACCAACGGCGTGATCAAGCATAAGCCGAATATCTTTTCGGATGACCGCGGTAAAGCAATTGGCGCGTATGTGATCGTGCGGCTGAATACCGGCGGATCCGTGTCCAAGGTAATGAGCGCCAAAGAGATCGTGGGGATTGGCCAAAAGTTTTCCAAGAGTTTCAAATCCGAGCATACGCCCTGGGATGAGGCCAATGACCCGCAATTGTGGATGTGGCGCAAAACAGTTCTCAAGCAAGTTGCCAAATTAGTTCCGAAAAATGAGGCAATCGTGAACGCAATCGCCAAGGACAACGAAGATTCGATCATCGGTGATCGTATGGAAGCCGCGCAAGCAACTGAAAGGTCATTAACGATGGGAAATCTTTTAAAACCAAAATCCGATGACCAAGACAAAGACCAGGCGGAGGAAGGTAGCGATCAGAACCAAGCTGGCACTGCCGAAAGTACTGAAGGCACCGATACAATCGACACCGACAAATAATAGCGAGTTCCCGGTGCAGAACATTTCGGCCAGCTGCATGATCAAGTTTTCGACGAATCCAATCCTGTTCAAGATCAATTATATGAATCGGGATCGGTTCGATATTGCAACTGGTATTAGCGGGGTTATTGGATTGGGATTCCACGAAGCGATGAAGGTGTATTACGGCGGGAGCGATTTTTTGAAGCCAGAGAATGAATCGGAAGCAATTCAATTCGGACTTACCGCGGGAATGGATTTTTTGAACGATTACCAGGAAGCATTTATTCGCTTTTCGGCCACGATTTCGAACAAACAAACCGCATTCGAAAAGTTCACTTTCGTTTTTAACGAATATGTAAAAACGAAAAAGTATGAACCAGAGAAGGTCATCGGAGTCGAGGAGGAGATTGAGGGGATCGTAGAGATCGAATGGCACGGCCGGAAATTAAGGTTTCCGATACAACTCAAGGGATTCTTAGACCGGGTGGATCAGGAAGATGGCAAGATCAAGATCAGGGATTACAAGACTTGCTCGCAATTCTCAAATCCGGAGAAGATCGATGGCGCCAAAATGTTGCAGGCGGTTGAGTATTACCTGTTGGCGTATTTCAAATATGGCGTGGCGCCGTATTCGCTGATTTTCGAGGAAGTTAAATATTCCAAGAACAAAGACGGCAGCCCGCAGGTGCGCGAATACGAGATCATTTACGCCGAAAACCCGCTATACTTTGATTTCTATTTCCGGTTTTACGAGGATATGTTGCGCGCGTTTGCCGGCGAGCAGGTATATGTGCCGAATGTTCATGCCATATTCGACAACGAGGTTGCGATCATTGCCTACATTCACCGGCTTGATGTCGCGGAGGACGCGGCCAAGCTGATGAAGGAGAACAATGTAACCAACATCACGGATTTGCTGAAAAAAGAGATCCAGAGCGCCGGAAATATGCGGCAGTTGATGAAGGCGGTCGAAGAACAATTCGTTTCGGCAAAAAGTCTAAATTACGAATCTATGACAAACGAAGAAAAAATTCAAACAAAATTGCTGGAATACGGCATGATTCTTCAATTCGATTCGAAGCGCGAGGGCGCGTCGGTCGATCTCTATTGCTACACGCCTACCATTGGTCTAAAAATGTCCAAATTGAAGAATTTTGTGGCGGATGTGGAGCAAGTGCTGGGTGTGAGCGGAATTCGCGTCCTGGCACCAATTCCGAATACTACGCTAGTTGGCTTCGAAGTGCCGCGTAAAGAGCGCACATTTCCGAAGTTACCGGGCGGGTTGGGATTTTATCTATCAATCGGCCAGACAATCATGGGAGAGCCCCGGCGGTTCGATATCCGGCAGGCGCCGCATTTATTGGTAGCCGGCGCGAGCGGATCCGGGAAGTCGGTATTTCTAGGGACGATCATTGAACAGATAAGCAAGATATCGGGAGTTCAGATCCACCTATTCGATCCGAAGATCGTGGAGTTGGCTCAGTATCAGAATCTTTCGGCGGTTGTGGAATACAAAACCGATGCCAAGGACATTGATTCAAGTTTGAAGGATTTGATCGGGGAAATGAATGCCCGATATAAGTGCATGGCTGCGGCCAAGAAAAGCAACATTTCGGAAGTTCCCGGTATTCCTTACAAGTTTGTGGTGATCGATGAATTTGGAGATCTGACGGTCGGAAACGAGATCCTGGAAGAGGAAATTGAAACCGGGGAAGTTTACGAATCGGGAGCGAAAAAAGGCCAACCCAAAACGGAAAAGAAAAAAACAAATCTGTCCAAGGAAATCAGCAAAAGCATTCTGATCCTTTCCCAAAAGGCGCGCGCCGCGGGCATCCATTTAATCATCGCCACACAGCGGCCGAGTGTTGATGTGATTACCGGCACAATCAAGGCAAATTTTTCGACCAAGGCTATGTTCCGGACTGCAAAGCTGATCGACAGCAAGATCGTTATCGATCAGCCCGGAGCCGAGGCGCTGACGGGCAAGGGTGATATGCTGTTTGCTTCTGACAGCGGCATTGAGAGGCTTCAGGGATATTCGCGTTAATCGTAACCGTAGTCTGCGCTATGGAAAATCCAAAACCAATAAAATTAGGGTTCAGCTTTCTTCCGATTCCGGAAGAATTGATGGCCAGCAAGGCGCTTAGTTGGGGAGCTAAGCACCTTTTTGGTATTTACGGCAAAGCGAACAAGGAAGATATCAAGTGGGACGCAAAATATTTGGCCGAAAGAATGGGTTGCGAAGTCCGCGAAGCCCGCCGGCGCAAAAAAGAACTTGTGGAAAACCAGTTGATAACCGTCAAAAAGCATCCCGGCAAGAAAGATGAGGTGAGTATTAATTTAAGCTTAATTACGCTCATCCAGACCCCTGTCCAAACGGACAGGGGTAAAAGGACCAGAAACGGACAGGGGTTTACGACACAAAACGGACAGGGGTCTAATCCTTATATATTAAAAGAATTAAAAAAAGAAGGAACTTTTTTAGAAAGAGTTAAAAATGGGGAAAAGCCAACTTACCGGGGAATGCAAATGCGCTGGTCTGAAGGAATGATCAAAGTTATTCCCAAGGATGGCGGTTCCTGGCTCGAGTTTGCCGACAGCGAAGACAAAATAATCTGGCAGTAATTTTATGGCAAATCAACAGCAAATTAATTTTAATCAGGAGCAGCTTGAAAAACTTTACCAGTTTTTGCGCGCGAAAGGTTGTCCTGATACCGCTGGCCACGCAAATTATAAATCTTTCCTGAATCGAAACCGGAAACTTGAACAGGTACGGCCGCCGCAGGTTCCGGAGGCGCTGCTGATCGGCGGGGTCGCAACGTCCGGGAAAATTCAAAGGCCGATGTTCGGATATGAAGACTAAAAAAATGACCAAAAAATTAAAAAACTACACCACCAAGGTTTCGGCAATCCAGAGCATTAACGAGATCCAAGTGGCATTGGTTACGCACGGCGCGGCAGGAATCCTTTTCGAGTATGAAAAGGAAACCGGCAAAATCGCCGCGCTGAAGTTCCGAATGGTGATCAAGGGCCAGGACATGATGTTTAAAATGCCGGTTGAGTGGCGCGAATTTCAAGCCGTATTGCAGCAACAGGAGGTGAAGCGCGCGGATGACGATGAGTATGTCTATCGCGTGGCCTGGCGGATCCTGCGCGATTGGATAATGGCGCAAATGGCGATCTATGAAGCTAAAAACGTTTCAATCCCGCAGCTGCTTCTGGGATTTGGAATGTATAACGAATCACTGACCGTTTACCAGGCGATCCAAGAAAAAGGATTGTTTCTGGGAAGCGGGAAATAATTATGGAAAAAATAATTAAAACACAAAAAGAGTTAGACGCGATCCCCCTTGATTACGATGGATATATTTACATTGAGGGTGGAACCGAAAACGATCCTTTAGAATTAAGAACCAATTATCAGCAAGCGACGGTAATTGTTAGGGGTCGAGCTTATTTAAGCTATGTGCGCGGTTCCGCAACGATTCGCTATGTGTACGGTTCCGCAACGATTGGCTATGTGTGCGATTCCGCAACGATTCGCGATGTGTACGGTGCCGCAACGATTGGCTATGTGCGCGATTCCGCAACGATTCGCGATGTGCGCGGTTCCGCAACGATTCGCTATGTGTACGGTTCCGCAACGATTGGCTATGTGTGCGATTCCGCAACGATTCGCGATGTGTGCGATTCCGCAACGATTCGCGATGTGCGCGATTCCGCAACGATTGGCGATGTGCGCGATTCCGCAACGATTCGCTATGTGTACGGTTCCGCAACGATTGGCTATGTGCGCGATTCCGCAACGATTCGCTATGTGTACGGTTCCGCAACGATTCGCGATGTGTACGGTTCCGCAACGATTGGCTTATTCGGAGAAGCGGTTATCAGCAATTCCCATTCCGCAAAAGCAATTGTTTGCCATGGGTATAATACCGTAGTTGTCCACAAATCAGACAAGGAAAGAATTAATTTGGTGATTAACAAAGATTCCCATTTGATCGTTTTACCGGATAGACCTAAAAAATATACTTTCAAGGAATGGGCGAAATATTATCCGGTAGAAGTGACAGGCGTAAACGCAATACTTTACAAGGCGGTTCACAAGCGCGATGGCCGATATTATTCCGATCAACAAAATGATTTTGAATATAAAATCGGGGAAACCAAAACGGAAAAATGCGCGCCGGTTGAAGATGGCTCTTGCGCGCAAGGATTGCACGTTGCAACTCGCGGATGGGCGGTTAGATATGGTTGCGGATGGAGCGATTACGCTTTACTGGAGTGTGAAGTTCCGATCAAATCATTGGTGATCGCCGCGGACACGGATGGCAAAGTGAGAACGTCGAAGTTAAAGGTTTTGCGCGATGTTACCGACGAAAAAATATGACCACTTCCGACTTCATCCGCGCCCAGGACAAAAGTTTTCAGGAGGCGAAAAAAGAACAGCGATTTTGCAAGGAACACAAGGTCGAGAAACATTTAAATCCAAACAAAAACAATGCAAGACGAACAATTATTTGCGGAGCGCGTCATTAGGGTCCACGGACCGCTTAACATCATCAATCGGCCGCTGGAAGTGCTCAAAGACAAATTCCGTTGCGAACGCCAGGCGAACGGATCGGATTTGCTGGTTTTTTACGAAGAGATAAAAAAACCGGAATATGAACGGGAAATAATTTTACCGGGGAATCCGGATAATCGTCCGGAAGGAAATGGCGGTTAATTGTCCTAAATGCGGCCGGAAGCTTTCCGAAACCACCGGTCACGGAATAAGCCAGATTGTGATCGATGGTGTGCGGTATTGCCTGGATTGCGTAGTGGGGCCGGATCCGTGCGAGGGGTGCGAGAAATTAAAAAACAAAAATGAGCTTTCCAATTGCCGAAAAAAAATATCTGGGACGCCATAATTTCGAAGATGTCGAATATCTCAAAAAGGGAAACGGCAACGCGGCAATATCTCTTTTTACCGGATGCGGCGGAGCGGCCTTAGGGATAAACCAAGCAGGATTCGAAGTTCGGGTGATGGTTGAATGGGACAAGGATGCTTGCAATACGTTGCGTTGCAATTGGACGCTTAAGGGAATTCAAGAAATGCACGATGGATATAAAATTGTGAACGAACGGCGAAAAAAAGAAGGATTGCCGCCAATCATTCCTAAAAGGATCCAAAAGCGTGAGCCGGCGATATTGCAAGCGGATATTACCAAATTATCGACGGAAGAAATTTTGAAGGCGGGAGATTTGCGGGTGGGAGAGACGGCATTACTCGAAGGCGGATTTCCTTGCCAGGGATTCAGCACCGCCCACAGTGGTAGGTCTATGGAGGACCCACGCAACCGACTTTATGAAGAATGTGTGCGAGTCATCCGTGGGGCGTTGCCAAAAGCGTTTTTTCTTGAGAATGTCCCCGGTTTGGTTTCGATGGAAAAAGGCAAGATAATTCGGATGATTTGCAACGATCTTGCCAATTCCGGTTATCAGATAAGCTGGGATATTCTTGACGCTTGCGATTATGGAGTGCCGCAACACCGCAAAAGGGTAATTATTATCGGTCTGCGCAATGATGTGGGAGTGATGCTGCTAGACAGCGATGTCTCGCAATTGCATATTGGCGGGTCATCCGGTCCGATAAAGCACCCAAAATGGTTCGAAGACAGGTATCCGGAAAAAGTGCAAGGTTCGTTATTTGATTTAATTAAAAAAAATGAACAAAAAACCAATATCAAAAATCATTAGAATCGGGAAAATCAAGGAGTTTGCGATCACCGACAGCCAGGCGATGGATCCGGCGTTCGATCTGGATCTGGGCGACACGGTTATGATCACGGTTGTCGGCAAAGTTACCCGGTCCGCGGATGCCGGCGAGAATCTGTTTGCTTTCAGCCGCGAATTTGCGGTGGATCCGGATTATGCGTATTTGAACAACGTTAAAAAGTGGGAGGAAGCGGACAAGGAAAAGGCGGAAAAGGAAGCGAGCGATGTCGATAATCTTGTTGTTGACGAAGATGCCGGTTTATATCAAGAGGCAAAAAAAAATAGTGGTAGCAAACCGTAAAGCTTCTGCATCGTTATTGCAGCGGAAATTGAAAATAGGTTATGCCCGTGCCGCTGCTTTGATTGATAAATTGGAAGAACGAGGCGTGGTTGGTGCAGCTGAGGGTGCCAAGGATCGGGAAGTATTGATGACTTTTTAACCAATATGGCAACCGAAGAAAAAAGACCTCTTACGCGTCCAAGGCCAAAAAATCAGATATGCGCGAATTGCAAGATGTTCCGCTATCCCGGGAAGTGCAACGTTACCGGAGAAAAGAGATCTCCGGACGATAATCCTTGCTTTAGGATTTATTGCCGCATGATGCCGAATTACGACAGTTTTTTGTGAATTTAATCTTGGCGGGTATCCGGGTGGAAGGAAAAACGGCTGGATCGATACGGTCGTGAGCTGTTGTCTAACGGTAGGATACCGGTTTACGGAGATACAGGTTCGACCCCTGTCAGCTACTTCTACCCGATTGCCCGCCAAAAAAAATCTATGCCAACAAAAAAATACACAATCAGATGCTGGATACTGATTTCCCCAAAAGGAGAGCTTTTAGCAACGGCGGGCACTAGGAGTGTCGCGCGGAAACTTTCTGAATCACAGGAAGGTTGCAGAGTTCGCAAGGCGAAGATAATTGTCGAAAAATAACAAAAAATAACATGGAAGAAAATATTTTTAAAACAGGGTTAGTTGAAAGTCCGGTAGACGGCCGCGATATCATGCTCGAGGGTATCGTATCGACGGTAATCCGGTATCCTAAATTCAGACCGGCGCCGTTCGACCTTGATTGGAGGCTTCAAGGTACTAATCCGCATTGTGTAGGGTTCGGGACCGCCAGCCTTAACCAGCAGATGAAGGCGCGCCAGAAAATATACACTCCGTTCGATGGTTCTTGGATATACGAGCAATGCAAAAAGATCGACGGCCAGCCGAATCTTCAGGGGACGTATTTGCGGGCCGGGTTGCAAGTGCTGAAAAACGTCGGCGCAATGCCGGTCGGCGGCGGCAATCCTGCTAATTTCAAGATTGAAGAGCACGCAAAACTGAACATTAACGCCGAAGAGTTGATGATCGCCCTTGATCAATTCGGCGGTGTATTGACCGGATTTGAATTGAGCTACAATGGATGGCGCGGCGATGGTGATGAAGTTTTGCCGCCAAAAGCCGGAGAATTAACATCCGGACACGCGGTAATGCTTACCCATTACGATGAAACATTCTTCTGGGGAATCGATAGCCTGAAAAACTATCACGGCGGCCAAAAATTCAAATTCAGGTTTGATAACTATAAACCGTTCGAGATGAGGACCATCACGATCGATAACAAAGCCATTGCCGCTGATTTGGCGGGCTATGTGGCCAAAGAATACATCGTCAACGGTAGAACCACTTACAAACTTAATTTGCGCGGCGAAATGGGTCTTAAAACAGGTGTCATCAAGGTTCTTCCGGTTGGGACCGCGGTTAAAGAATATGCCGATTCGATGCAGGTGGTCGACAATATTTTGTGGGTGTACGTGGAAGTAATTTAGTTCTATGGAAACGCAATTCAATCACAAAAAAACAAAAATATTGATTGTAACCGCCGATTATTTTATAGGCTGGCTTAAAGCAGGAGAACACCACTATAAAATAATCGACGGTGAATTGCCTTCCGACGCGAAAGTGATCGGGATGCTTATTGCGAATCAACCCAACAGAAGCGTGGAGACGATATCGTTGATCATTCACAGCGAATCGTTCCCAGAGGTTGACATGCAAGCGGCAACCCAAAACGGAAATTATCCGAAAATAGTTCCAATGTTTGTTAATTTAAAGGCTGAAAACAGCCAACAATAAAAAAATGGATACACAAAAAATCGAGGAAGTTCGCAGCCAGTTCATTGCAGATCTTGAAGACCAGGCGTGGCGCAAAGAGTGTAACGCAGCTTTCGACGAAACAAGGATCCCGATCGTGATCGCGGAAAGAACCAAAGTTCTTGATGAGGTAGTTGAACTTTCCAAGCCGTTAACCGAAATCGAAAAAGAGCTTAAAAGTTTAAAAAATGATAACGATAAAGCGTCAATCAAGCAGAAAAAGGCGTTAAAATTCAAGATCGTTGAATTATTGGGCCAAAAAGACGAAAAGGGAGTGACGTTACAATCTAAAATTAACAAAGCCAATGAACATGCCGACGATTGCGAAGATACAATCACGGCTATAACCAACGGGGTGCGTGGCGCGCGCCAAGAAGCAAAGGGATTGAGAGAGAGGATCGAGTTTGCAAAGGGTTATGACATTAATGCGGTGAAGACCGAGGACAAAATAGATGAAAATCAAGCCAACTAGAAAAAAAACGGAAAAGTTAGGACCTAATTTTCATTGTGGAAGATGTGGCAAAGTCGTGCCGTTTGAAAAAAAATGGCTTACGCACTATTTTCAGGGGAAATTAACCAATATCAATAGGTGGGTTGTCCATATTGGATTTATTTGCCCTTATTGCGCAACTCCTACTTCGGTGATAGTCGTTAGCAGAAAAAGTCAACACGCGATGATTGAAAAAATAAATTTATACGGAGAATATGCAAAATCTTAAACTAGAAACAAAGCCGGTGGTCATCACTGACCAAAATTTGAAGGATATCAAGGGCATGACATTCAAGATCAAATTTGAGGCAATGGGGACCGCGGAAGAGTGCGAAAGAATCGTTAAGTTATTGCAATCGATGGCGCCGGAAGACGTTTTAAAGGTAACCGATAAGTCAAAATAGCCAAAAGTAACCGAATGCCAAAAGTCACACTACGCAATGAAAATGAAATTGTGCGGGCTGTGCGCGAAGAGATCGTCATAAATCCGATGATCTCTATTTCGCGTTTACGTTTCAATCTGAAAGATCGCGGGATAATGACTTTTAATGGCAATCCGATCGATCCGATGTATTTGGGGCGGCTGGTGCGCAAGATTAGTCGCAAAATCGCCAAAGAATCGGATCAAGTGCAGATTACGGAGCGATTGAATGAAACGCGCGAGCGCTTTCGGGTGATGACGGATCGATTAATGAAGATTGCTTATTGGCGGCCGGAATATATCCGGGACGGGATTTGGCCGCCGGAGACCAAGGATATCGTTAAGGCGCTGGACACAATCCAGAAGATGGACTTATCGCTTTTACAGGCTGAAATGGACGCCGGGATCTATGAGCGGCACTTGGGATCGCTCGACGTCGAAGTTGCCAGGAGAAGGCCAATTCCGGACGATAAGCGCGAAGCGGTGTGGCAGGTGTTCAAGAATTTTGGAATGATACCAAGCGACGCAATGGCGCCGACAGAAAATGGAGGACAAAAACAGCACAATACAATCGAGCAACCTTGCCGAGCCCTCATGGTTATCGAGCAACCTGCTTGATGATTATGATTTTCGCCGCGCGATGGCAAAAACACTGAAAGGTTTTTGTTTGGTGTATTTGCCGCACCATTTTTATTTGCCGCCGGGAATATATCATGACGAATTAATGCAGATATTGGGAGATCCGAACGAAAGATTTTTGGATATTCTCGGATTCCGCGGATCGACAAAATCAACACTGGCGTCGCTTGGGTTGCCACTATGTCAAGCATTGGAATATCCGGAAATTTATCCGTTTATAATTCCAATCGCCGATACCGGATTGCAGGCCGCGATTAACATTGCCAATATCAAAGACGAACTGGATAACAACATTCTGATCAAGCAGGATTACGGCGACATTAAAGGTGAATTTGTCGAAGCCTGGGATTTAAAAAGTAAAGAGGAGTGGCAGGCTAAAAATATGCTTTTGTCCAATGGGGTGCGTATCCTGGCACGTTCCCGCGGCCAAAAAGTGAGAGGGTTGAAACATCATCAACACAGACCTAAATCGGTAATTATTGATGACGTTGAGGATCTGGAATGGGTTCAGAAAAAAGAAAATCGCGACAAAACCGAGAGATGGCTCAAAAGCGAGGTGATCCCCGGTATCGACAAAAACACCGGCCGCGTCATTGTTATTGGCAACAGACTTCACTCTGACGCGCTAATGGCCCGGCTGAGAAAGAATAAAAAGTTCAAACATATCGAGATACCGCTCGTTGAAGAAAAAAACGGCCAAAAGGTTTATTCTTGGCCGGCAATGTATCCGGACAAAGAAGCGATCGATGATTTGAAAGAAACCGTGGGACCGGTGGTGTTCCAGCGCGAGTTTATGCTGAAAGCAGTAGCCGAAGAAGGTCAGCCGGTAAAAGAAGAGTGGATACAGTATTATGATTATCAGCCGCTTGATGTCCAAGGGTATGACGGTTGCGGTGTGGATCTGGCTATTGGTCAAAAAAATACATCGGATTATACCTCAATGGCAAGCGGAACGATTTGCACGATTGACGGAAAGCCTAAAATATTTATTGACAAGTATCCGGTCAATGCCCATCTTACTTTTCACGAAATGATTGTAACTGCACAAGGAATCAATGGCGTTAATCCTAACAGGACATTTTTCGTCGAAAAAGTTGCTTATCAGCAAGCCGCGATCGAAGAATTGCAGCGAAAACTTTTGCCGGTGATACCTATGCAGGCGACAACGGACAAGCGCGCGCGGTTGTTATCAATTGCGCCATACATCCAAAACGGAACCGTTGTTTTCCCAAGATCAGGATGCGAGGATATGATTATTCAATTGCTGGGTATCGGAGTTGAGGCTCATGACGATCTTGTTGACGCGCTGGTTTACTTGATCCTTGGTTTGGTGAAAAATTACATCACTAATTGTGAAATAACCGTTATATGATCCTACCGCCTCCGCTCGAAGATCTGTTGCAAGACCCTAAATGGCAGAGGGTGTTGATCGATATGGCTAAGGTGGCCAAGGCGGTTAATTATGGCGAGATTACAATTAAGATTCAAGATAAAAAGCCGGTTTTGAGCGATTACCATATTGTGCGCCGGCCCGACGATTTGACGCAGTTCCAGGTTGTTGGATTGGATTGACAGTTTTTGCGGTTAATTATTTTTGTGCTATAATATACTTACAATTTAAACTTTTAGCCTGACCGGATTCACCGGAGGGCCAGCAGTCTTTCCCGCAAGGGGCAGATCGCTGGCCCTTTTTTTATTACTATGAATATTTTCGACAAAGGACTTAACTTTGTGGGATTGCAGCGCAAGAGCGCCAATATTCCTCTGGCTTCGGGTATTACGAACGATCCTTTTGCCATTTGGGGTGGCTCTGGCGAAGTTTCAGCTACCAAGGCGATGAGTTTGTACAATGGCTGGGTGTACGCGTGCGTGCGTGCCATTGCGGAGGGTTTGGCAGGGTTGAGGATCAGGCTTTTTAAGGTAGCAAAGGATGGAACGACCGAAGAGATCTTTGACCATGAACTTTTGGATATTTTAAGCGCGGTAAATCAGTTTCAAACCTCTTACGACCTTAAATTTACCCTGGCATCTCATTTGGAGCTAGCTGGTAACGCCTATTGGCTTCTTGATGGAGTAAAAACCGAAAATGACCGGCCGGCGGCGATTTATCCTCTCAACCCTAAATTTATCACCATAAAAAAAGCGCCGTTACCGCAATTTATCGAGGGCTACGAATATCGGATTGACGACACGGTGCATAATTATAAACCTTGCGAAATATTACATTTCAAGTATCCGAATCCCGATAGCCCTTATGAGGGTCGCGGAACAGTGGCTTCGGTAATAGATTGGATCAACCAGGATAATTGGGCGACGGTGATGAACGTCAAGTATTTTAAAAATGGCGGGAAACTTGGCCATATCTTGAAACCGAAAGATGCAAATTTGCAACCAGCGCAGATAGAGTCACTGAAAAAATCTTGGGAAAATCTCTACGGTGGAGTCAATAATTCATATCGCGCGGTAATTTTACCGATGAATATGGACATTGAAAAGGCCAGCGACAGTCCGAAAGACATGGATTTTGCGACATTGCAGGACGTTATGGCAAACAAGATCCGGTCAGGATTCAGAGTCTCCAGGACAATCCTTGGTTCATCCGAGGCTGAAACAAACCGCGCGACGGCTGAAACCGCGAATTATGTTTTTGGCGCGCGAACATTGAAGCCGAAATGCGAATTGATCGCGCAATATCTCAATGAATTTTTGGTGCCGCGCTATGGCGATGATCTTTATTTGGAATTCGAGAATCCGGTTCCGGAAGACAAGGTGCAAAAAATGGAAGAGATGAAAGCGGCCACCGGGCAGCAGCCGGTGATCAGCATTAACGAGGCGCGCGAGGATTATTTTGGAAAGCCTCCAGTTGATGGTGGCAATGAAGTAATGGGAAGCGCAATGATGCAATCAATCGGCGCGCCGGCAGAACCTACGAAAACAATTAAAAAACCCGGGGCAAAAAAAGTATCGATCCGTTTTTCCAAAAACGCCAACAATCGCAAAAAAATTGCCGAATCCGTCGCGGAAAAAGTGGCGCAAATTATTGAAGAAAATGAAAAACAACTGGAAATCGCCAAACAAAAGGCAATTAAAAATATCTCATCGATGAGCGATGACGATTTTGAGCCGATCCATAAAGCTTTCATTGGTCGCGTGACGCCCTACGAAAAGAAAATGGTTAAATTGGTGCGGCAGTTCAACAAGGACCAAAAAAAAGAAGTTTTGGAAAACATCAAAAAGCTGGAAAAGGGCGCAAAAATAGCCAAAACGGACATTTTTGACGCTAAAAAATGGATAAACGCTTTGATCGACTTGACCACTCCGGAATTATTGAGCCTTTTTGAAAGTGAAGGAACGCAAGCAATGTCACTTATGGGAGCGGAAGGATTCACAATCACCAAAGAAGTTAAAAAAGCCATTGACGCGGCGATAGAATTACTGTCCCGGAGTTACAATTCCACGACGCTTGATTCACTAAAAATTGTTATTGAACAAGGTCAGGCGGAAGGATTGGGGCTTGATGAATTGACCAACAAAATCAATGACGTTTATGAATACAGCAATATCACCCGGGCCGAACAGGTGGCGCGCACCGAAACGTTCCGGATCGCCAATGACGCGACCCGCGAAGCCTGGAAACAGACCGGAGTAGTAAAAACAATCAAATGGTACACGGCTGTCGATGAGCGTGTTTGCAGCTATTGCGGCGAGATGCACGGAAAGACCGTTGGGATCGATGAAGAATTTTTTAAGAAAGGCGATACTGTAACCGGATCGGACGGCGCGAAAATGAAACTGGATTATAGCGATGTCGCCGCACCGCCGTTGCATACTTCTTGCCGATGCTATACCAGGCCCGATGAGATTGAAGTCAGTTTTGACAAGTCGGCGAAATCCGAAGAGCCGAGTTTTATCGACGAACTTATCGAGATATTTGAAAACAAATAACATGGCCGCAAAAAATAACGAAAAAGTTAAAAAACTCGTTGCCTTGATCGACAAAAAGATTGAGGAAAAATCGGCGCAACGCGAGAAATCCCTGGAAAAGAAGTTCGACCAGCTCATCGAAACGATTAAAGCAACGCCGCAAATGCAGTTTACCGCGCAGATCCCGAAAACAATCGAGGTGGAGAATATCTACCGGAAAGTTACCGGAAACGTGGAGGTGAGCAATTTCCCGGAAAAAATCGAGGTCAAGAATACTGCCCGGCAGGTTACCGGATCGGTTAAGGTCGATAATTTTCCGAAAAAAGTTGAGGTAGAAATGAAAAAGCCGGTCTGGGTCAAGGATATTCAGCAGGTTGAAGTCATAAACGCAGGGAACAAACCGGGTTGGATTGATAGCGTTATTGCCGAATTTACTGGTCTTCTTGCCGCGTTGATGGCACGAGTGGCATCGGGAACCATCGAAGGGTTATCGACTCTTCTGGGCGGATTGTGGCGGGCTGGAATCAGGGTTCGATTCGATGGCACCCAGAAAGTTGTGATTGTGGATCAAAAAACCGGAGAACCTATCGGACGCGGCGAATTTGGAGGCGGCGGGGGATTTGTGGGAGGTGGTGGCGCAAGCAAAGCGGTTAAGTTGAGCCTTGATCAATACAAAATCAGCGACATGGATGACGCGGCAAGTCCGAAATATTACGGTTTCATCGAGAAGGATGGTGCCTGGTACATCACCAAAGAAGATACTAGTGCAAAAACTTATCGATATTGCAAAGGTGCGAGCAATTATTCGACCGCGTGGACGAACCGCGCGACGCAAGATTACGATTATTTCGACAAAATATTTTAATTAACCACGGCCAAAAGCCGAAAAAAATGGCAAAAAAAGAACCAAAGGTGTCGTTTTATGACCCTACGCGGAACGCTTTTTGCGAGATCAGCGTTGATGCCGCAAAAGAATATTTGAAAGGTCTTGATAGTGTAGCTAAACAAATCGCAGAAATCGAGGCCGAATTAGCTCCCGTTCCCGCTCCTGCTCAATAAAAAAATGGAACCAAAAACAAAAGAAGTATTATTACCGGAATTAACCGGCCACAAAACCAAGTGGACGATCACCAAGTACGCCAACGATGCCGATTTTGCGGCTGGCAAATCATACGAAAAAGGTAACATTGACGGTAATTGCCTTTGCAATGAAGGCATTAACGAATGGACCAAGTTAATCGCGGGTACCGGGGGAGTTAAGTACGATAACGCAGATGCTTACCTGATAGTCGGTACCGGATCTGGAGCAGCTGCAGCCACCGATAATGAGGCAACATTCACAAATCCTGTAAAAGTGGCTGTTGACGTCAGCTTCCCAACTTACGGGACATCACAAAAAATGATTTGGCAAGCGACATTTACCGGATTAGTAGCCAATCAAGCGTGGAATGAATTTGGCGTGCTCAATGCTGAAACTTCCGGAAAATTGGCTAATCGCAAAGTGTCATCCCAGGGCACAAAGACTCCTGGGCAAACCTGGGTGTTGACCCTAGAAATTACGCTCGCGTAATTGGTTCTTTACCTTGGCCCTTCAGAATTCTGGGGCTAAGGATAAGGTACTGATCCATGAAACAACCTATTTGCCCGATTTGCAATCAAATTCTTGAGGCCGGGAGCGATCCGGTTACTTTGGAAGAAATCAATTATCAACCTACCGGGATTGAGCTTTTGCGGCAGGATTTTGGTTTGGATAATAATGAAACAAAAATTAAAAAAGAGCGGGCCGAATTCCTTAAAAGCGTCAATGCGCGCGAGCAAGTGCAATATTGGGCGCACGATCCGAACAATCTGCATATCGATGTAAAAGTTACGGCGCACAAGGACTGCGTTGACAAAGTGAAGGCGACAAAAGGATTCGAGAATTTTGACAAGCCAACGCAAAACTACGTGACCCACAAGTATCCGGTTTTAAGCGCCGGTGTTGTTGTTGCAAAAACTGTTGCTGAATTTAAGGTGATGCCGAAATCAATAATCAGGGAAGTCAAATAGTATGGCTGTAAAAATAGCAAAAGATAACAATACTTTTAACACCGCCGCAACGTGGGCAGTCGTGGACGCCACTTCTCTTTTGGATTCGGAAGCCGGGAATACCGAGATCGGAACTTCCTACACTCCAAGTTCTAACTTTACCCCCGGAGCGATTGAGATTGACGGGATTGCGGTCAAACTGGCTTCCCGTGCCGCTTCCGGGGCGTATACGATGAGCGTGCAGCTCTACAACGCTACGGACGGGGCGGCTGTGGCTGGAACTGAGGTAACAATCAATCTGACCGATTTGCCGACTTGCTCTGTCGCACAAAATGAGGGTGGCTGGGCATTTTTCAAGTTTGCCTCCCCTGTGACTTTGATTGCCGGTAAAGCCTACAACGTGCAGACGAAAGAAAGCAACGCCGCCGCTGATATTTACTTATTTCGTGACGGGACCGCAAACAACTGGTCAAGAATGTTACGCACCACGACCACGGGCGCACCGGCCGCCGCCGATATTCTGCATATTATGGGCGAATGGACGGGAGCCGGGGCGCAGACGACCCGTACTGTGACAATGGATCAGGTGGCCGCTTCAGTGGTGGATATTGGTTCGGGAACTGACAACACCGTGGCTCTGACTATCAGTAAAGGCGGAACTTTGAATTACGGATATTCGGCGGCAACTGCTTATTATCTTAAATGTTCGGGAAATTTGATTGGGTACAATGGCGGGACGATGGCAAAAGGAACTGTGGCAAATCCAATACCGAGCGATTCGTCGGCAATACTTGAATTTGATCCTGTTGCTGATGGAGGAATGGGATTGGTTATTCGCAATGGCTTCACTTTCACTGACCAAGGATATAACAAAACAACTCACGCGACTTTACTGACTGCCAGCGTGGGTGGTTATTGCAATACTGTTGGAACAGCGGTTACGAGAGTAAACGGTCAAACTTTTGTCGGTATGACTGGGACAATTAATATTGGTGGGACGAATTACACAATTTCCTCTGTTGCCGACGCCGACCATCTTACTTTGACTGGAAGCGCAGGGACAAGGACATTTGCGATATACAAACATTCGGCCACTGCCAATGTTCTGACGGTTGGGGCAACGGCTGGTTGGGCGGTAAATGACGTAATTGCGATTGCTTCAACTTCGCGGACGTATTCAGAGTGCGAATCGGCCACGATTCAATCGGTTGACAGCGGAACGCAAGTTACCTTGACCGCACCTTTGACATATCAACACGATGGGATTTCGCCTACCCAAGCGGAAGTTATTAACTTAACCAGAAATTCAAAAATACGGTCGGCGAGTAGTACAGTGATGAGTTATGTATCAATTAAACCAACCGCAACAGTTGATGTTGATTGGGTTGAATTTTCATATTTAAAAGTAGGATATATCGAAACGACATCAGGAAATTTCAGTATTAAATATTCTTCAATCTCCGGATCGGAGGATGATGCATTGAAAACAATATATTCATCGGCGTGTAATAATATTGAAATTTCTTACAATGTTACTTGGAATAATACAGGGGGAATCTATGTGGGGGATACTTCAGCTGGCGGTAATATTATAATTGACAATAATATTTTTATGTATTCGAATGGGACTGGTAATATAATATTGTTTAACGATGCGGCAATTACCTTTACCAATAATACGGTCGCCGGAGCAAACGGAGGTAGTTCAAACTCCGTAGTAAGATTTAATGATAATGTTAGCCCACTAGGAACATTTAGCGGAAACAAGGTACATTCTTGTGCGCAAAAAGGTATATACGTTTCGGCAATTTACCCTGGTTCTATTATTGGATCGTTCACTGTCTACAGATGTAATTCTTATGGATTGTATTTTTATCTTGGGATAAGCAACGTAAAATTTTTAAATTTTACTCTTTTTGGTAACTCAAATGCAAATATTTTTTTTGGTAATTACAGTAAATATGGAAATATTATTTTTGATAATTTAGTTTGTGATAGTGAGACAGGTTATACGACTACTAATGGAATTAACGATGAAGGACCATCCCTTTTGTGCGATATTAAGATATTAAATAGTTCCTTTTCCAACGGTGGTGGTAACAAAATCGCCCACACAAACGACATCAATATTAGTTCAAATACCTATGCCACTATCTACCTCAACAAAGTAAAACTCGGTGCTACTAACGAAGTAATCACCAACGCCAACTGGATTAACGGTTCTTTCGTCAAATCCACAATGCACGACCAGCTTACCGGGGCAAACTTAAAGCACAAAAGCTGGTTCAAGTATGGAATCATAGAATCCGACACCGCAGTTTACAACACCGCTTCCCCATCAATGAAGATGACCCCGAACAATGCTACGAATGTGTTGGAATCGGGGAGTTTTAAGGTCAATGTAAATAGCGGACAGACTTGTACTCCTATCGTCTATGTCCGCCAGTCCGAGGCGGCGGAGGGGGATAGTGCGGATTTCAACGGAGCGAGCAAACCAAGACTGATATTGAAAAGAAACGACGCCATCGGGATTACCGCCGATGTGGTTTTGGACACGGCCACGAACGCAATCGGCAGTCCTTGGGAAGCCCTGACCGGGACAACGGCGGCGGCGACGGAGGACGGGGTGATGGAGTTTGTGGTGGATTGTTTAGGGACTACGGGGTTTGTCAACGTCGATGATTTTAGTGCCAGCGTGGCGTAAAAAATATGAAAAACTGGTCTAACGGGTTACCAAGCGAGGGCATAGAAATTGCCGCCAACGATTCCGGGGCAATGAAACACTGGTTCGGGGGTTTGCCAAGCGAATATTATTTTCCGGCTGGTGGAGGGCCAATCTCTAAATCAATTGCTGAAACTGGATCTGGAAGTGATGCGATATCGATTAGAATCCTCGTTGGTCTTACCGATTCGGGAGCGGGCGCGGATGCGACTCCGGGCGTTAATAACTCACTAACTCAAGTAGATAGTGGGGCGGGAACGGATAGTTTGAGTGTGGCAATTACCGAAGTTAAGGCGATTCTTGAAAGCGGCAGTGGAACGGATACAATACTTTTAATTGCCCGGGTACTTGTTTCCGATATCGGGGCGGCAAGTGAAACAATTAACGCGCTTGCAAGGCTCGCCATTACTGACTCGGGAGTTGGAAGCGACGCATTAAGCATATTGGCGCGGTTGGCATCGATTACTGACAGCGGAGCGGGTTCTGAAGCCATTAGCGCGCTCGTGCATGCGGCGGCAAGCGATAGGGGGTCAGGAAGCGAAGCGATTTCAGTTCTTACGAGATTGGCCGTTGCCGATTCGGGAATAGGTGCGGAAATTGTTAGGGCTTTAGTTAAATTATTAATACCCGAGACGGGAAATGGAAATGAAAACATCGCAATTAGATCGGGTGTGGCCGTGGTTGATAGCGGAGTTGGCGACGATATAATTTCAATAATCGGAGGTATTGCGCAGAGTTATCATTATGGACCGATACATTGCATCAAAGACGCTTTAGACTTCGGAGCATGGATCAAACGCAAAAAATTTCCTTATCCGCATTGCAATAAAAATCCTTGATTTTGTTGATTTTTAGAAACGTGCTATAATATATTTATTAAACAATTTAAGACTTATATAGTCTGACCGAAAAACTCGGAGGACTCGTATCAAATGCCTTGACCGGCTAATGAGCGAGCCCTCTTTTTTATTAGTATGGCGATAAAAAAACGTGTTCATGGCAGCGGTACTTTGACAGTGACAATGGCGGGAACCCCAGTTCAGTTTCCGAGCATTGTTGCAAGATCAGTGATCATCACTTCTCACGAAAGCAATTCGGTGGAAGGCGGTCCGAATAAAGACGTCGCAATTGGCGCCAGCGATGTCATCGCCGCATCCGGAACCAGAAAAGGGATTCTGTTGTATCCTACAAATTCGGTTGAGATAGCTGTCGGAAATCTCAATGAATTGTATGCGGATGCAACCGTGAACACCGCGGTTATCCATTATTTTTGGACTCGCTAAATTAAGCGGAGATCCAAGATTAAAAAACAAAAAATATGAATAAAAAAAGAACATTATTGGCAACGACATTGGCAGCGGGAATATGCGCGCTGATCGTTGCCGGCAACGTCAAAAGTTCCGATTTTTGGTATCTTAACAGCAATTATTTGCGGCCGGTGATGTCGAATGTCGGCATCAGGGCGCCCAAGGTGCAAATCGTCGGTTCCGATAACGCGACGTCGACTGCGGCCTTGGCCGTGACTAATTCTGCGTCAACCGTCGCGCTGTTTGCCAACAACGGCGGAAACGTGGGAATCGGGACGACTGTCCCTGCGGCTCCGCTTGATATCACATCGACAACGGGCGGAATCCTTATTCCAAGAATGACCGGTACCCAAAGAGATGCGATATCATCTCCGTCCGAGGGAGTAATTATTTATAACTTATCGACTCACCTGATTAATTTTTATAACGGTTCTGCCTGGCAAATCGTAACAAGCGGATCGTAGTTTTGTTCAGCCTTGGTTGTTGTGGTATAATATATTCACAATTAAATAGGCAACAGCCTGACTGAAAAAATCAGAGGGCCATCTGCTTAGGGGATCTTAACAAAGACCATCTAAGCGGATGGCCCTTTTTTGTTTACAAAAATATGAAGCAATTCACGAAATTCGGCGAAGATATTGCGGCAAAGATCGCGATAGCCTTGGCTGATGCAAAAGTCAAGGAATTGATCGAGAAAACCAAGGCCGCTGCCGACAGCGGCACGTTTGAGGTTGTGATTTCGACCGATAATGAGGATCGCCAGGGGGAAGTTTTGGACCAGGGCGGTCTGGATTTAACTTTTTTTAAGACAAACCCGGTGGTTCTGTGGGCGCATGACTACCAAAGTTTGCCGATTGGAATCGCCGAAAGCATCGAAACCGTTGACGGAAAGACGATCGCCCGCGGCAAATTCGCGCCGGCGGACGCCAATCCGTTCGCGCAACAGGTCCGCAAGCTGTATGATGAAAAATTTGTCCGGACCGTATCGGTTGGATTTATCGCCAAAGAAATGAAGGGCAATTCAATCACAAAATCAGAACTTTTGGAATTTTCCTTTGTACCGGTGCCGGCAAATCCTTACGCGTTATCGATGCGAGAAGTGAAGGAGATGGGTCTGGATTGCGAAATGTTGAAAGTCAAGGGAATCGAGATCGCGGAAAAGGGCGATGTCACGGACGAGGCTGCGAAGCGCGAAGCACGGCAAAAGAAATGGGAAAACTTAAACAAAGTGGATGATGTTATTTGTGCATTTTTCAATGTTTACCTTGATGAGGACATTGCGGTGGAGGAATTCAACAACTTACTGGCGGAAACTGTGCAGCTTTTGGCCAAGATTTTGCCGGTCGCGCAGGAAACGGTATCAACCGAAGTTGAAAAAGCAATGGGGGGAGGCAAGAAGATGGCAGATTTGCGGCTAGAGAAACTTTTTGATGCAATCAATGGCTTAAAAGCCGATATCGCCGCCTTGCAAAAGGGTGGCGAGGAGGAAAAACCGGAACCGGTTGAGCCTCCGAAAGAAACGTCGAATCCCGCGGGGCCTGATGACGCCGTGCAGGGCGCGAAAGCGCTTGCTGAGGCGCGTGAGGTGTTGCGGACGATAGCAACTGCAACTAGCGATGCGTTGCAGAAGTTCAATGAAGTGTATCGCAAAAAATAAGTAAAAAATAATAACAAACTAAAAATATGGATAAAGCAGTTTTAGAAGAAATTTTGAAGAGCGTTACTACAACCGTCGACGAGGCAATGCAAAAAGGCTTGAAAGACGTTGTGGAGCCGACAGTGATCAAGGAATGCAAACGCGTGATCGAAGAGATGCGGCTTGAAAAAGCCCTCTACGGCAAAGATAAAACCGGTTTGAGCGATGACCAAAAGTCAATGTTCATGAATACGGTCAAAGCCGCGGCCGGATTTAAGACCAAAGCCAACGAGATTATCAGCGAGCAAGACAGTTCCGGCGGTTATTTGATCGCGCGCGAAGTAGAGAGCGCGATCCTGAGGATTGCGGCATCAGTTGGTTTGGTAATGAGCCAGGCAACCAAATGGTCAATGGGTACGGACGAAAAAGCGATTCCAGCCTATACCGGATCGTTCCTGGAAGGTGAGTTCTTGGGAGTGAATGCCGCCGGTACCAACACCGCGGTGAATTTTGGCCAGGCGGTTCTGCTGATCAAAAAGTGGCAGCTGGCATTTGTGGTTGCCAATGACTTAATGGAGGACTCGAGCGTTGAATTTGCCAATTGGTTGCTTGCTTTAGCCGGCGAGGCTTTGGCGAACATGGTTGATAAGCAGGGTATCGCTGGAAATGGGACGCCTTTTATCGGGATTCTAAACAAAACCGGGGTGACTGTTTACAATCTTGGTGGAACTGCGACTTCCGGAAAGACCGCTTTTGACGACGTCGACCTTGATGATTTTTCCGACATGATTGGATCGGTTGAGGAATCAATCTTGGATGGTGCGTCATTCGGGATGAGCCGGACGGTTTGGGCGAAAGTTCGTGTCATGAAAGACGCGAACGATAATTATATTTTACCGATGGCAGGCGCCGCGTCAGCCGGTGTGTTGACCAACAACCCAACCGGAGGCGGATTGAGAATTGCCGGTGAGATTCTCGGATATCCAGTGTTCACAAATCGTCATTATCCGGCGTTTAGTACAAGCGCGGTATCAACCAAGTTCATGACCTTCGGGAACATGAAGGCGCTTGCCTATGGTGAGCGCAGCGGAATGACCGTCGAACAATACAAATCTGGTGCTTTCGGAGGCAAAGAAATTGCTTTGGCCGACCAAAGAGCCATGGTCTACAAAAAGCGTTTTGCCTTGACTGTGGCATTGCCAGCGGCGTTTGTGGTCGCGAAGACCGACGCATCCTAAATATAGTTTCATTCTTGCGCCCGGGATCCTCCCGGGCGCGGGATGAAATCTCCGGAGTTAATAATTAACGTAAAAAAATACTATGCACTCAATTTTTGACAATGTTTTAAGCAAAGTTACCGTGAGGCCCCAGGCGACCGATACGGCCGTTGAAGGCGGCGCGATCGATACGCAGGGATTTTCCAGTGCCATGGCGGTGGTGGAAAATGGTGCGGCGACCGGGACACCTTCCAGCTATACCGTTGACGGCAAAGTGCAAACTTCCGCTGATGGTTCGACCGGATGGGCGGATATTACCGGCGCCACGATCACGCAGATGACCGCAAACAACAAATCGGCGCAGATCCGCGTCGATGGTTTGAACCTCGGGACAAATTATCGGTATATCCGGTTATTGATTACCGCCGCGATGACGGGAGGATCCAGCCCGAAAGCGGTCGTTTCCGGCCATATTCTGCTCGGTCGCGGCGAATCTTTGCCCGTGGGCAACAGTTCGGTTGGAGCCTAGTTGAATTTTGACTCAATGCCCTCCTTTTTGGAGGGCATTAGTGAGAATTTAATGAACCATTATGGGTGAAGTAATTTTAACCGATGCCTTAACCACAGTAGCGCGCGTCAAAGATCGCCTTCAGATTACGCAGACTGGATTTGATTCGCTTTTGTTGCGCATTGCAAGCGGTGTGAGTGATTTTATAAAACACGAATGCAATATCCCGACATTTAAGGAAACGACGTATGTGCGCGAATTATATTCATTCGAACAATCGCAAAGCTTGCTTTTTACGAAAAATATTCCTGTATCCGCGGTAACCAAACTTGAATATAATTCCGGAACGCTTTCGGTGCCAGTATGGACTGAATATTTGGCGGATGAATGGAGCTTCGATGTTGAAACGGGAATTATTTATCTGGAAGGAAATTTCCCGATCGGAAGAAAAACAGTGGCCGTGACGTATACCGCGGGTTATAAGATCGATTTTACGAATTTTGGCGACACGACAAAACATAATCTGCCGGCCGATTTAACAGATTTGGCGGAAAGAATGATCATTAAATGGTTCAAGCGCCGGGAGAGCGAAGGCAAAGATAGCGAGAGTGAAGGCGGCGGCAATATCACTTGGTCCAAAGAAATGGCCGAGGAGGACAAGGCGACAGTAGCACATCATAAGCGATCTTTATTTTATTGATATGTCAGATTTCAAGGTTGAGATCCGGGGATTGAAAGAATTGCAAACTGCTTTAAAAAATTATCCGCAGATTTCGGAACCGATATTGCAAAAAACGATTGTGACCACCGGGCCGATTTTAGGAAAAAACACCCAAAAAGGAATTGTTTCCTGGAGAACCGGGTTTCTCAATTCAAGTTTCCGTTTACAGATTGGAAGACTGCAGCTGCGGTGGGGCCCGACGGTAAAATATGCCGGTTATGTGCAATTCGGTACCAAAGCGCACAATATTTTTCCGATAATAAAGTTGGCGCTGGCGGACAAAAAAGAAGGCTTAATGTTTGGAAAGCATGTTCATCATCCGGGAACGAAGGCGAACGATTTTATGGGAAGGATCCTAGAAAAATCTACCCCGGAAATCAATTTATTATTTGCAAAAGCATTGGATGAAATAAACCGGCGCATTGCCGATTCAACAAAATAACTATGGCTAGCCAAGAATCAACAATTAAAGCGGCAATCAAGACCATCCTGGACGCGCTCGTGACCGCGGGAACGATCAAACAAGTCGTCAGCGATGATTGTAAAAAACCAATCAATTTGCGGGATATTTCCTTATTTCCTTGCGCAATTATCAGCGACCCTGCAATCGATAGCGATACTGAAACCAATTGCAGCAATACCAGGACATACGAATTTCAAATATTAATCACCGATAAAATCGAGAATATTTCCAGCAACGATCAAATTTCCGATCTCAGGGAAGCGATTATGAACGCCATAGATAATGATTACACATTGGGAGGCGCAGCTGATGGAGGAGTTGATCCATCGATGAGCCGTCCGGAGCCAGATGAAGGGAACAATCATATCGGATTCATTGTAACAATTAAAGCTAAGGCGCTTTACTCGCGCACTTAAATTTATGCAAACAGATTCAAAAAATAAAATGATCGGCGGCAATGAATTGGAAATTAAAAACAAGACTGCCGCGAAAGAAGAATTTTTCTTCGCCGGCGGGCAAGAATACATGCCGCAAACAGTAAGAGCGGAAAATTTGGAAGAAGCAACAAAGGTTTATAACGAAACAAAAATTAAAAAAGTAAATAATAAATAAAAAACATGGCAGCACACAAAGGTATCGGAAAAGAAAGGATGTTTGGGGTCGCCAAAGAGGCGGTCCGCGGAACCGCGGAAACCGCGGCAACATATTATCTTCCAGTCCTGTCGATGGAAGTTAATGAAGACGACGATCGGGTAGTTGATGAACAGGCCGACGGCGTTATTGAAGCGGCAACCGGTGAGACTATCACCTCGCAATGGGCAACCCATAAAATAACAGTGCCAATCGACGACAAGATTTTTACGCTACTCATGCTTAACGTACTGGGATCTCTAAGCACAGGAGACAATGCGGATAGCGATGCATCGATTAAGGATCATACATTGTCGGTATTACAGGGATCGCAACATCCGGCCCTTACTTTCTTTTTGGATGATCCTTTGGCCGCGGCGGATTACAAGTATGCGAACGGGATGATTAAAGATTTGGAGGTTAAGCTTGAAAAAAGAAAATATGCCGTTGCTTCGTTCAATGCAATATCCAAGAAAGGCGCTTCCGCGACTCTTACTCCGGCGGTAACCTCAAACAATCTATTTTTATCAAAAATGGCGACTGTCAAGTTTGCAGCTAATCTTGCCGGGTTGGCAGCTGCTTCCGCGGTGGATATTGAATCGTTGACATTAAAGTTTGACCCGAAAGTTGGAGAACACGAAGTTTTAACAGGGATCGCCGATTTCTTGAATGGGTCGTTCCAGCCGGTATCTGGATCAATTGAATTAAAATGGGACGCCGAAACTTACAAAACTTTGTCGCTTGCAGCCACTCCCCAGGCGATGAGAATCGATTTGTTGCATACGGTGACGATCGGAGCCGCGGCGAAACCCGAGCATGTCATTGATTTAGCAAGGGTAATATTCAAACCGGTGGCCGTATCCGGAGATCTCGGCGGGTTTGTGAAGCAGACGCTTACATTCACCGGTTATTATTCCAGGACGGATACCTCGGAAGTCACGCTCAAATCGACCAATGCGGTTGCCAGCTATTAATTTTAACCGCGGCTTTGCCGCAAAATATCATGGAAAGAGAAACAAAAACGCTTAAATGTCCGAGCGGAAAGGAAGTGGCGATCAAGACATATTTGACCGGTCGCGAGAGCCGCGCGGTCAGATATGCAACGGTGAAATCCGAGATCAATGTCAAAGATATTACCGAACAGGATTATTTTTCCGTTGAGGACGCAATGATCGCCAAGTCGGTTGTTTCTTACGACGGAAAAGCGGAAAATATTGCGGAAAGATTGCAGGATGAAAATGGTGATGATTATAGCTTTGTTATCGGTGAAATAACAAAACTTATCATTAAAAAAAAATTATCGGAAACGAAATCGGATACGAGTTCAACCGTTTCTATGGAATCGGCCGAGCCGATTTGAGCGAAAAAGCGATGGAGGTGGTAATTTGCGACCGAGAGCATTGGACTCATGAAGAATATGAAAATCAGCCTGATTGGCTGCTCGATGGCATAGTGGCGTTAATGAACGCGCAAGCGGAAAGAAAATAAAGCCGCCAGCGTCTGGCTGGCAGTTGATACGGGAATCTATTTGATATCTTGAAGCTGGCTGTAGACGATGAGACCGATGTTATCAATTTTGAGTGTTTTGTATTTTTTCGTCAGTTCAGAAACGAGTTTTTCCCGGAATCCGTTCGAATTTTGCAAATATGCAGATTGCTGGTTCTTCACATAATCCATTGCCTGATTAAATTCCGAAATGCGCGTTGGGCTGGGAACGGCAACTTTAGGGGCAATAACAGCGGCGGCAGCGGGGCTGCTACAACTTGGATAATACGGGGCGCAAGTAGCAGAAAGCGCGGATCCATCGCAACAGCCGCAACCGCAAACGCCACCATGGTGAGAGCAACATCCAGAACGAGCATCGGCGAGAGAGAATGAAAATGCGAGGATGACGAAGAAAATCAGAAAAGCGAAAATTGATTTATGCGACATAAGATTATTTATTTTTCTTAGTCAATATGGAACCTCCAAAAAGTTCCTTAAAATCAACTGTGCACTTCTTTATGGCGGGGTTACCAGTAATTATGATTTTGAAAGGTGAAATTTGGCCGGAGAGAATTGGATTGTAATCTATCAATGCGTTATCTGAAGTCACGAAATCATTATTATTCGTGTAAGTATTTCCAACTGCAGCAACATTTTTTATCGATTTATCACTTATATTCTTTACTTGGCCTTCGATAATAAAAAAATCTGATTGCGCGGAACAGCTAAAATTTAACAATTCCAAACTTGGTTGTTCAACGACAATATCATTTGCGGGGTTACTGTTCGAGTTTGAAATTTCTTTTTTATCAGACGATATCACCCCGATAAACATCGGCACAAATATGAGTAAAGCTAAAAAAGTTAATATTGGATGCCGGGAAGGCCAACTTCTTAAATCGCTTTGGCAATGTGGGCATTTTTTAGCTTTTGAGTCTATCTCTGTTTGACATTGTTTACATTTTTTAACATTAGTTTCCATGTTTTGTTGATTAAATATTTTATTAAAGCACTAAATCAGTTTTATGGCAACAAATCAAGCTGAATTGGCCATTGTAATTAAAGCGATTGACGAGGCTAGCGACAATATGCGCAAGGTCGCGGATAACTCGAAACAGTCGATGGACGCAACTCAAAAAGCGGTTTTTAACGCAACCGCTGCTTGGGATTTATTGAAGCAAGGGGTGGGGATGGCGGCCGATTTTGCAAAAGATTCCATTGGCGCATATTTGGGAGCGGCAAAAGAGATGGATTTGGCGCGGGCCAATATTAAAGCGGCCGGATTGGATTGGGCTACTGTTGGTGTTCGACTGGAAGAATTCGGAAAAAAAGCAATCCAAATGGGTATGGACGATGATCAAGCGGTATTGTCTGCTTCTAAACTCGCAAAAGCGGCCGGCGGAGATATGGCGCAGGGGTTAAATTTGGCGACATTGGCGGCGAATCTTACCGCCTCGGGTTTCGGGTCTTTGGAAGAGAACACGAGCAATCTGACAGCAATTCTTGCAGGCAAAGGGTCTCTTGCGGCGCGCGCTTATCGCCTTAATTTAAGCGACACCGCAACAACGGGAGAGATTCTTAATGCGGTTCAAAAAAAAGTGACCCAAACCGCAAAAGAATATGGAGATACCATCCCCGGGAAAATTGCATCGGTTAAATTGGCGTTTGAAGATTTGAAGGAGCAAGTAGGAGAAGGATTGGTTTCAGGTTTCGTTTCGGCGACAAAAGCGATTGGGAATACTACGAATGCGACGGATAAAATGGCTGAAACAAGCAAGGTTTTAAGGCTGGCAATGTATGAACTTGCCTCTTCTTTAGCTGTGGTTATTAATACTTTTGCCCTTTTTGTCGCTGCCGGGAAAAATATTGTTTATGTATCAATGGCAGCTAAGGACGCAATAACTGGAAATTTTAAATCTGCATTAGATGACCTGCATATTGCCGGAAACAATTCAAGGGATTCTCTGGGAAATCTAGGGACATCGATTACGGCTCTTTTGGATCCGGTCGGAAATCTCACTAAATATGAACAGGAAAATTCAATTGCTTCAAAAATCGCCGGAACAAATGTCGAAGATTATTCGCAATCTGTCAAAAACGCCGAAAACATAACGGATAGTTTTAAAGATGCGGTTAAAGACGCAAATGCAGAACTCCTAAAAATGGCCCGGGAATTTGCGCAAACCCAATCCGATACAATGCAGGAAGGCAAGGACCAGACCGTGGATTACCTTGCTAAAGTTATTGGAGAAAACGACAAAGCAAAAGAAAAGATTGCCAACAATCAGGAGGAAATCAAGGATCTTATTATCACGAATGGCAGCTATATTTCACAATCAGAAAGACTGGCAAACAACCAGCGCATTTTGGATTTACGGGAAGAAACTTTGAGGCTCCAGGACGAAATGGCGGAGCGCGACTTCATTATCAATAAAAACGCCGACCTCCAAAAGTTATACCAGTCGGAAATATCCGAACGGTCAAAATATTTTGCCGCGGACGAAATATCGAGAATCAAAATAGATACCGCAACAAAACTTTTGGAAAACCAAAAAGAATATCTTCAAAAACAGATCAATCTATTGCTTGATCTGAAAGATAAAAAAGCGGCGATGGATCAGGAAGTGGCTTTCCAGAAAGAAAAAGCAACGGCCGTAACAGGAATTGAGTCGGGGATGACGCAAGCGGTTAAAGAAGAATGCAACTCGCGATTAGGCGCAATCCAAGGCTATTGCTCGAACGTAGTGAGTGTTTACAGGACAACCGTCACGCAACTTAATTCCCTGGCCTCTCAACTTAGTTCCAGGGCGCAAAGCGCTTTTAATGTCAGCGTGTCTAAAGTCACGCCATTCGCTTCCGGTGGCATCGTAACAAGTCCGACGCTGGCTTTAATTGGAGAAGCCGGTCCGGAGGCAGTTGTGCCGCTTAATCGGACAAGTGGCGGCGGTTTTGGAGGGAATACGTATGTCGTGAATATCAATGGCGGTAATTATCTTGATCGACAAGCGGCCGAAAAGATGGGTAATTTTATAATCGATAAATTGCGGTTACAATTACGTTTTTAATTCTATGGATATTAGCGTTTTAATTGCCGGAACCGAGCGGAAGGATAATATCGATCGAGAAAGCTTCCAAAAGGAAGACAATTTGACGTCTGAAGTCGATACCCTTGAATTTTCAACTAAAAAGTACGGCGCCGGAACATGGAAACCTGAGGTTGGTGATGAGGCGTTGGCCTACGATGGCGCAGTTAAGAAATTCGGGGGTCATATCGTGGAAGTCGAGGAAACAGTCGAGTCGGCCGGAATCGTCGTTTATAGGGCAATCTGCAAGGATTACAGCCACATAATGGATGGAAAGTTGGTTTTTAAGGAATACAAAAATTACGACGTTGAAGATATAATTGCCGACATCGTCGCGACTTTTCTTCCGGCGGGATTTACGACAACGAATGTCGGGACTACGGGAATCACGTTGAGCTACATTCTTTTCAATTATGAGCAGCCGACAAAGTGCTTGCAGACATTGGCCGAGCTGATCGGATGGGACTGGTATGTCGACCAAGACAAGGATATTCATTTTTTTGACCGGTCGGTTGGGGAAACCGCGCCGTTTAATTTGGATGATACCGGCGGAAAATATATTTTTAACAGTTTAACGATTAAAGAAGACGATACGCAGATCCGCAATGTGATTTATGTGCGCGGCGGTGAATATGCCGGCGACAGCCGGAGCGACAAGGTGGGCGCAGGAGACGGAACTACGAAATCATTCAAGCTGCCTTATCGATACGATACAGAGCCGACTGTGACAGTGGGAGGAGTTGCAAAAACTGTTGGTGAAGATTTTGTCGACAACCCGGCTTCGTATGATTGTTTGTGGAATTATCAGGAAAAAGTTTTAAAGTTTGCGACCGCGCCGGCCAGTGGCGATGTGGTTGTTACCGGAACGCCGATGGTCCAGGTACTCATCAAGGCGCAGCTGGGCGCATCAATCTCGCAGAACGGGACGTTTGAACACGTGATCATCGATAAAACAATCATCACTAAAGCCGCCGCACGGCAACGCGCCCAGGCGGATCTTGAAGATTACGGATTTGCGATCAAAACGGCAAGTTTTAAAACCTATGAATCCGGATTGAGATCTGGCCAGAAGATCAATATCCAGAGCGCAATTCGCGGTATCAATCAGGATTTCATAATCACGCGGGTGACTGCACGGATCCGGACGGAAACGACATTTGAATATGACGTCGAATGTTCAACGATCCGGAACACGGGGATGGTTGCTTTTTTGCAGAATCAAATTGCGGAAACCAACAAAAAAGTCGGAATTTTTAAGAACGAGGGAGAAGTTTTGGATACGGTGATCAGCATCGAGGATATTGATACTTACGCGGCAACTGATTCTTTATTGAGAGTCGTGAAAGATGATCCGCCGCTCTGGGTTATTGGCCCGTACACGATTACCAGCGACAGCGACCGGCACCGGGTGCCGATTATTGATTCCGGCTGGGTATTGGCCAGCTAAAACTATGAAAACTCAAGACATAATTAAACCTATTTCCGGGCAAGCGACAATCAGTCTTTGCGATGTTTCTACTAAATACGCGCGGGACCGCGAGCGCGAGATAATGGAAGCGTTGAAGGCTGGAATCGGCTTTGATGAATTCCGCAAACTGGCCGATGAATTTTATGCGCGGTTTTTGAAGCGGCAATTTGTGGCGGAAAACGTGGTTTGCGACTCCGGAAAAGCGGTGCTGGCGCAACATCTTGCCAATGATTTTACCTATACGATTCCGAATTATTGTTTGCTGGGAACGAATGCCGCGGCCGGGGATCATGCCAATACTATTTTGGGCGCGGAAACCTATCGAAAATTGATCAATAGCCGCGCGGCGATCGGATTGGCGACATATCTGTCGACGTGGTTTATGGCGGCGGAGTGCAGCGGAACCTACTACGAAATTGGTCATGTCATTGGCGGGACGGCATCCGCAAACACGGGTCAACTGTGGTCGCGGATTGCGGATCCGGACACGGCCGAATTGCCAATAACCAAATCAACGGCCGAAAGTTTAACTGTCGATTATAAATCACTTTTTAGCTAAAAATTATGGCAACACCTACAAATTCCTGGAAAGATTGGGCGGCCGGTGAAGAGCCAACGTCCATAAAATTAAATTTAATGCAACCCAAAAAGGGAGCGGCTGCCGATAAAGCCGCGGTGCCGACCGCCGGGATGATGTATATTGCCACGGATACCGGCAAGGTTTATGTTTGTTTTTCGGCCGGTGCGTGGGTTGATGTTTCTAATGCGGAAGCGGTTGCGCGGGCAAGCGCCGATTCCGGCAAAATTGATACTTCAGCCATTGATACTGACGGAACCCTTGCGGCCAATTCCGACAGCAAGCTTGCATCGCAAAAAGCGACGAAGACATATGTTTCTACCATAACAGCGATTGTTTCGGCAAATTTACGCAATAGCAATGATGCGGCGGCACAGACCAGTTTGCAGTCATATACAAAAATAAAAGAAATTTTGTTGAATGAACCTTTGGCGGCGGCAAGAATAGATTTTTTGGCAGACGCAAACGGAACTGGATATTTTAAAATTTATAAAAATGGAGTGGCGATTGGAACTGAACAGACAGTATCTGCCACAACCGGGACCAAAACTGAAAATTTCGCAAGTTTAAACGCCGTTGCAGGGGATTTAATACAAATTTACGCTTATTCAAATCACGATTATGCATATGCGAGAGCCAGTAATTTCCGGCTGTATTATGACCAGCAAATTACAAAGATCGGCGGGAAAACATTATCGTCCGCATTGACTGTCACTGACGCAATTTCCACAACCAATAATTCGTAAAGGCCGAAGACCAAACACAAAAACACATGGAAGACATCATCACAACTTTAAATCAGCATTGGCCTATATTCACCGCGGTTGCCAGCGCGATCGCTGCGGCGGTAACTTGGATCGTGAGCCAGCAATTTTCGAACAAAGAACAAGCCGAAAACATCAAGGATTTGAGCGATGGATGCACTCAATTCAACAAAAGGATTTGCGGGCTTGAAGCCAATCGGGTCGAATTTGAAAAATACCAAGAATACGCAAAAAATAATCGCGAGCGCATCGAAATTTTGGAGCGCAGCGATCGGCTGCGGGCAGAAAGCCTGGGGTTGATCAATACCAAGCTTGCCAGTATCGAAACCGACTGCAAATGGTTGCGCCGGACAATGCAACAGGGCAATTCAACTCCAGAATGAAGTATTATCCGTGGGGCGTGACCGCGCCTCATGGATAGTTCTTTACGAGGGGTTATCACAACGACATATCCAGAAATCAAGGATTGGTATGAACAGATCGGCAGAGAATATCAGGAGGCTAAAAAATGAAAGTACCATGGTGCATCGCCAATAATTGCGTAATTCCGCGGCACACGGCCAAGGAGTGCGAGGAAAAGAATTGCAGACACTTAGCCTATATGTGCGAAGCCGATGCAAATAAAGCGATCGCCGCAATGGGGGGCGCATAATGCAGAGGGCTTGCGCGCTGAATTGGATCGAAATTAAGGAACAAGATTTCAAACATCGTTGCCTACAAAGGAAATGTTTCTTTTCAAAAACTGATGGAAAGACTACATTTCCCGTTTTTCCCGCTTGCTGGTTCTTGAACTTTCCGGCAAGCGGGAAAAGCGGAATCCCAGGGACGGATAACCAACGCCGAAAAACCAATTTCGTTTGTTGACGAAAAAGGTTTGCCGATGTTGCACTTCCGGCTTAGACCTTCCGCTTTCCCTCTTTTGGGGATTGCAATTTCACGTCGAAAGTTGCAATAAGAAAAATATAATTATTACAAACAAACATATGAATCTAAAAAGTGTATTTATCGCCTTGCAGAAAACGCTGAATTCAGAAATCGCCAAGCGTTTCGTCCGGGCATTTATTGGCGGGGGACTGGCCGCGGTTCTTGCCGCAATGGAAGCCGGCGCCAACATCTTGCAGCCGAAAGCCTATGTTGTGATTATTGTTACCGCATTTCTTACCGGCGGATTTTTGGCCGCAGATAAATGGATTCGCCAGGCGATCAAGGAATATCTGGAATATTGGAAGAAACGTGAGGCGGAGGACGAGGACGCAAGTTTATAAACAATCGAAAGGCCGGGATTCCCGGTCTTTTTTTGGCTGTGGATAACTCGATGTTTTTAATCCTTGACGGAAATTTATGGCCGTTATAAAATATTAACTGTTAATGTTCTTTTAACAATTCAGCCGAGGTGAAAGCCGGCGCAATAAAGTCAAATAGGGTAGTAATCCTACCATACTCGATGTAGGCATGAGGTGAATAGCTTTCACTGATGCCTATTGGCACCAAACAAAATTCCTTGTTTGACCGCCTCTGCCTATATCGAGTAGTGTAGGATTTTTCTTATACTGCCGTTGGATCATTCCGGGATAGGTGCAACTGAAAAGCCGAAAACGGGTACCCAAAAAAAGTAAATTAACATTTACTAAAATGATTAATCCAACGAATCCAGGTTACTGCAGAATTTGCAGGGCTTGGAGAAGGACCCGTAGCGGTCGCAAGATATTTGCGTGCCATTATGGGTTAAAAGCCTTTTGCTTTGATGTTCCGATTATAAGATCGGGCGAAGCAAAATAAAACGGACCCCCAAGTTGGGGATCCGCATAATCTTTCAAAGAATCATCTACTGCAGTAGGTGGTTTTTTGTTTTATAAACACCACCACGTCATAAAATATGACGTTTTAACTTTAATTTTTTCTGTATATTTCTATTATCGTCCGGATCCAGCGCCGGTGTCAAATCGAGTTATCCACACAGGCCATCTTTGTATCATTTTCAGTGTCAAAAGTCAATGAACGCCGCCGCCTTCGGGCGGTTTTTTTATCCGCAACCATTTTGCCGGCGCCGGCGGAATGGTGTTGACAAACTGAAAAAGGGTGGTATTGTTCTGTCAATTTAATTAAACGTTGTCCCGGAAGGGATCATCTGTGGAAAACACGGATTGAGGCTAACAACGGTTATGCTAAACTTTAAGTGCGGAATCTCCGCACGGCATTCCGTCGATAGCCTCGGCGGTTTGCCGTTTTTATATGAAACTATACGACGCGATCAGCGAGTTTTTGGATTATCGGCATTTGAAAGTCGTCAAAACATCGCTGGAGATGGACAGCATTAATCTTGGGTATTTTGCGCTTTACATGCGCGACGTTGAAATTGAGGATGTGACCATGGTCGATGTTGTTGGATTTCTGGAGCGTTGCAAAAAAATAAAAGTGAATCCGGAGGACTTCATGAGTCCAAATACGGTTTTAAAAAAATCCGTATCATTACGAAAATTATTTGAATATTATTGCAAGCTTGGATTCAAGGTTTTAAATTACCATCTGATTCCGACGTGGCCTAAAAAATATGTTTTTCCGCGGGTTGCAGATCGCGCCGATTACGAAACTTTTTTGGCGGCAATTCCGGAGAGCAATTTTTATCATTTTCGCAATAAAACGGCCATTTTAACGCAAGGAGCGTCCGGAATGAGAATCTCCGAGGTTTGCAATCTGAATATCAGCGGTTTGCATGACGACATGAACGGGGCAACGATTATCACAGCAAAATCAAAGGGTAAATGTCCTATCCGGAGAGTTCGATGGAACCGGGATCCGCGGGTGGCCGATCATATTGAACGATGGCTTAAGGCGCGAGAAAATCTGGTCAAGGAAATGGGTGTAATCGAACCGGACGCGCTATTTATTAATTGCCGGAAAAATTACTGCGGTTACGTTGGGCCATTAAAAAGGGTGACAACCAGAACAATGGAGGAGTGGTATCGACGCTATTCGAGGATGGCCGGGTTCGATTATCTTTTTAATTCTCATTCGTTGCGCCACGCTCTGGCGCGCGATTTATCGGAAAATGGCGCCGAAGCACAGATCGTATCAAGTATTCTTGGGCACGCGAGTTTGCAAAGTTCCTATCAATACGAGCGGCTATTTGGCAAGAGGATTGACCGGCAATATGACAAATTTTTATGTCACCAAAAAAATCCAATTGACAAAGACGATGAAACAGTTAAGCTGATACTATAA